CTTTCCTTTGCATGGAAAAATTACCATGATACTCATGCTTACGGAAACTTTTTTCCATAGCATCTATTCCGCTAAAATTTAATTTACCATTGTATTTAAAATAATCATAGTTGCGTGCTTCGTGTCTAAAATGTGCATACAAACCCTGATAGGTGTACCACGCTTCATATGTTTTTTGTATATCACTATCACGCATCTGCATCATTTTGTAAGTACTGTCCTTAAATAATCAATTTAATGATTTGTTTCTGTTACTGCAAGTTCATCAACATTATTATAGGATAACAAATAAACTCCCCCCATAATAATTACGCCAATTAACATCCATAAAACTCTTAAACATACTCTATGACTCATCCAACTCATTTTCAGAATCTCCTTTTTTACTGCCATAATTAAACTCTTGAAATACAGCATCTTCAAGTTGTTTCATTATGTCATCAGTAAAGTATTTTTCTGGATTCTTGATAATTGCTTTTTCAAAAACTTTCGTTCCATCTGGCATTTCAAATCTTGTGGAAACCTTTTTGAATATTTCGTATTTCTCTGCAATCTCAACCAACCCAAAATATTTATCCAAACCAGTTTGGTAATCAAGCATTGTTTCAATAACTGATTCTTCTTTTGTAAAACGCCCCTTAACTAATTTACATTTAATTATATTACCCATCACTTCAGTACCTTCTTTGACTTTACGTTTCCCCAAAGTAACAATAACTGAAGCTGCATATTTAATTCCACCACCACCAGAAATTTCTTTTGATGGGAACATACTCCCAACTTTATCGTAAGTATGATTCGTGATAATCAATGGAATATTTTTACTGGATAATTTTATAGCAAGAGTTCTGAATGTTCCTCGAACAACTGGTGCTCGTGTCATATCTCTTTTATCAGAACCACTTGCAGAATCGTCCATCTCTTTCTTTGTAGATAGATTTCCTAAAGAATCCAAGAATATCATAACCTTAGTTTCCTTTGGAATGCCATCAATAAGTTTAATACATTGTGTTCTAAATTCTTCTACTGTAGCAACTGGAAAGATGACAAACCTATCAGGGTCTAATCCTCTATCCGTAATCATATCGGATGTCAACGCACCCTCACTCTCAAAATATAAAATCAAACTATCTTTATTAGTATCCAAGAAATTCTTAGCGATTGACAATGCAAAGAATGTTTTACCTACCGACTCCGATCCTGCTAAACAAGTTATCTTATTAGATGGTACACCACCATATAAAGAACCACTCAATAAAGCATTCAACGAATAGCTTCCAGTATCCAAAAAAGTGTTGCAATCACCAAGAATCCCAGCGGATACAGCCGACGCCATATCATTATCGCTCTCCTTGATTAACTGTTTAACTAAACTATTTACTGCCATAATTAAACTCCTTTCACCCAAAAAATGATTCCAAAGTACTAATATTCTCTGACTTCCAACCAATAACATCTAATATATTTTTTATCGGTTGAAGAAACGCTTTATCAAACTGCATATCATAATCTATATATTTCTCCAAACCAAACTCACTTGGCAAAACTGTTGAAATCGCAATAACATTCTCACCAAGTAAATTCGGTTCTTTGAGATATGCAAATTTTATTTTTTCTCCATCTCTGATTAGTTGATATTTTCTTGTTAATTTCATTTCATTTAATTGATGATTATAAAGCAACGTACCACGAACATGAATCGGTGTTGCTTTAATGTAAATATCTTTTGAAGATTTATATTTACTTAAACCTTTAACCGATCTAGGAAAAGCAATATCTTTAAAAGATAATGTCTTAAAGATATTCCTGTATTCATCTATTGTTTTAATAACAGTTTGTTCATCTGTTGCAATAATAACTTTAATTAAATTTTGAATGTTCTCTCTGCACCATTGAGGTGTAGAACTTCTAACACTCTCCAAACCCATGATTTTTAATTTAGGTTCTTTGTATCTTACACCCTCAGAATCATATACATTTAATATATATCTTTTCTTAGCAGTCCAGATACCTTTGTCAGCTATCGACTCTCTTTTCATCACCATCTTTTGCTCGTATGCATTTACATACGAATACAAAGCTTGATACATTTCATTAATATACGGTTCAATTTTATCCTTGCACACCTTATCCAAGAAGGTGATAATCTTTTCAGTCTCAAATCCCTCTCGGCAGACTTCATTAACCAATTTATCAAAAGTGATGTATATCGAATCCGTATCTGATGCAATAACATAATCATGGCCCTCCGTCTTTAATAAATTGTTAATAAATCTATTTATACATCTTTCAATCCATCTAATTGACAACTGGCCAGATGTTGTAACCGCTTCTGCTTGTTCTAACGAATAATATAAAAAATATTGATTCGCCAATGCACCATAAGCACTATTAAGAAGAATTTTCTTTGCCATTTGTGCATTATTATATTTTGATATGTTATTAATTACATCTTGTTTATTTTTATAATTACCATCTTCTAATCTTTGTTCTTCTTCAAGCATTTTCTTTTTATATTTAACTCTATCATCATACATGGATTTCATTAACTTAGGAAGAAACCCCTGTTTACCTTTTATGAAATGAACACCATTCGGAGTTAACGTAACATTATGTTCCTTTAAATAACTTGTATTAAATTTCTTTTCTAATAATCCTTCAACGCCACCAGAATACTTTACTTTTAATTTCTCATCCTTTGAAACTGTTTCTGGACTAATATTGTATTGTTGAATTAAATGCGGATACAAAGAATTAAGATCAAAACTAACAACCCAATTATGCATACCGATTTCGGGGTCTTTAACATATCCGCCTTCAATGGTTCGATTTCCCGCTTGTCCTTTCTTATTTGGAATAGCAATTTTCTGATCCTTTAAAAAATTATAGATAATAGTTTCCCAAGTTCTAACTGGTGAAAATACATCTTCAAAGTTAATCTTTGACTCATAAGCAATAGTCATTAATAAATCCAGTAACTTCATCTTATCATCAAGTTTCTTTACAATCTCAACGTCCTTTATATTATATTCTATGAACTTTTGATAATCAGTTTTATATAAATCATATCCTGCCATATCTTCATCTGTAACCTTACCCATTCCCAACTCAACTTGGCCGATATAATCCAAACGATATGATTCTCTATTTGTATAAGTATATTTTTTATATAGATCAAGATAATCTAATGTAGAAACCCCAATGATCTGATAATACATATTATCATGTCCAGCAATAATTGTATTCTTATCGTAAACTCTATTAACTGGTGAAAGTTTTTTAAAATCTAAATCTAGAAATTTTAACCTATTAACAATATAGGGCATATCAAAAAACTTACAATTCCATCCAGTAATAATATGAGGCGGTTTACCATTCCACCAATCCAAAAACATTGACATCATTTCATGTTCATCATATGCTTCAAAATACCATATCGTTTTATCGGGATCATGTTTCTCATACTTTCCAGTACCAAAAACATAATACGCATCTTCAATACTATCGTGAACTGTTATCGCTGTAATCGGGGAATTCGCTAAACGTATATCGGGGAAACCATCATCCGAAGCAACTTCGATATCAACTGTATAAATTGAAATCTTATCAACATCCCATTCAACATTTTTATATTCTTCGGATAAAAACTGATAAACAAAACTCCTTTGTCCATAGATAGGATAATTAGAAACACCATCATATTGTTGCAAGAATTCTCGACATTCTTTAATATCGGGAAAATTTAAACTTGCAATATCCTTTCCATCTAAAGTTTTATAATTTGCTTTATCAGGGGGCGAGGGAACAAACATGGTAGGTTTAAAAGACGTAGTGGCAGAATATTCTATACCCTTATCATCCAACTCACGAGCATAAATTTTATTGCCAATTAAACTAACATAAGTGTAAAATTTCATATAAGTAGTATATCAAAAAAAGGTTAATAATGTAAGGAAACGTATTTACATTATTATACTACTTTGCTTCGGTGTTACAATAGAGCTATAGATTTTTTGATATTCATTAACTATTGTTTCGCTCGGTGTAGCTATTATAACCACTTGTGTTTCTTTAAGGAGATATTCCTTATCTTCAGCATAAGGAATCCAAGGCTGGAAAGCTATTTGATCTTTATTCACAGGAATCATAACAACTGGATTTTTTACAATTATATCATCAGAGTCCGCTAACTCTGCAATTAAATCTTCACCACTAATCAACTTTACTATTTTTACATTCATAATATTTATCCTCATCTAGTTTTTTACAAATTACAATTTTTTTCTTACTCAATTTTCCATCAAGTTTATCATCCGACAAATTGGCGTCATTACCTAATTTATCTTCAACCCTTCGATCCAACATATTACCCAACGCACCAGCAGCTGTGTTTAATGCAAGTTCTCCAGCAGTTGCACAACCACTTAATATAAAAACTACTATAAGAAACTTATAG